ACGCACCTTGTAAAGCGCCATTTAGAGAAGGGGCTAAAAAAATCTTGGTTTCGTACCGTCTGGAATTTTGAAGAAGCTGTAGTTAAATTTCCAAGAAAACCAATCAGGCAGCTTAAAAGAAAAGATGTTTTAGGCGGCGACATTGTTCAAGTATGGGAGGCATAGATATGAAACTACGCTACCCCCTCGCTTTATTTGTACTTGTTGCCCTTGGCCTCGCTGGTCAGGGTGACTTTGAAGAAGAACAAGCCGAAGCAGTTAGGTACGCAGAACGCGTTTGCACTGGCGTTCACGGTGACTACCTCAAGCTTTTCCCTGACTGCTAACTAGCCAGACGTTCTGCTCTTTCTCATCCTCTGGCCTTTCGGCTGGGGGGTTGGGGTCATCATCAAACTCAATGAATTCACTAATGATCACAGTCACTTGGGTGTTCGGCTCCATGTCTTCAATTATTACGGTAGGCAAGCTCTCTATCCTCCATGAACCTCTCACGCTCTAGCAAATTGTTAATTTCTTGCTGCGCCTGCTCCAGCACTTTAACGTCTCGCGTTATTTGCCACTCAGTGAGCAATGTGACCACGTTACCGGCTAAATAACCCAGTCGGTTTGCAAGAATGTAATCAACTGGTTTGATTTCTTTCATCATTCTTCAACCTGCCATATCTGCCCACGCCATTCATACTCGCCAGCATGGTGTACTTTTACAAACTCAGGCGACAAAAGAAAACCATCTTTTATCGTCAAGACTACAAATCCGCTGACCCAGTTCTTTGGCCCATCTTCTGCGTAGTCGAAGGTAGGCTGGTGAGGGTTCGCCATTGTCCCGCATTGCACCCCGTATCGGTGGCCCGTGTAATCAGACCAACTGTAGACTTGCTGCGCGTGTGTGTGGCCTGTGACGATGTGAGTGCCTGCTTTCATCGTGTTATTATATGCCGCGTGAACACCACCGGCGATTCTATGTTTAATCACAATAGGTCGCTCCGCCCCAGCTATCCACAACGACATTCCAAACACCCATTCTTTGAAATGGTCTTTTAAGTCGAACCCCACCACCCCGCCAAATTGGTTTGCATTGTTTGCTAAATATGAGTTGAACCGCTGATCATGATTCCCGATCAGCCAGTACCTGTCACTCTTGGGGCTGGCCTTCTGTATCTCTTGCAGCCGCTTCTGGGCTGTGGATAACTCTTGCTCAACACTGGGCCGGTCTTCCCAATCATTCATCGGGTGCCGCCCAATAGAAGAGCCGTCTATTAAATCGCCGTCTAAAACAATAACTTTCGGCTTTAGTTTTTTTGCTAATTCAACGAAGGCAATATGGGCGGTTGTAACGGTGTTGGGTTCATAATGGCAATCGCTGCCGACCATGATTATACCATCAGTCACTTCTAAGTTGCGCCTGAACGATTCTCTGGGCCTGTTACTGCTATCAAGGTGCGCCGGGACGTGCAGGATAGTCCCTAGAAGGTTTTCTACCCGCTTGCGCTTCATGTGGACGTTGCGAATATCAACCTGATATTTCCGAGCCATTGCCGCTGGCCCTAAAGCCTCGAACTCTCTGGCAAATTCTTGGGGGTCAACTGGGGTCTTTGACTGGCTCATATTTGCCTCGCCTCGCGTAAGCATTACAAAAGTGGGCGAATACTAACGCTTTAACGCGCTCTTCTCTAGCCTCTTTGGGTTCACGCTCCCAGACATCTTTGATCGCTGCGTCAGCGGCCTTTACCATATCCTGCGCTATCGCCCTTGGTGATCTCATTTCAGCCCACCTCGCTCACCTAGCCTGCGCTCATGCGACTTAATCTGCTCTGACCAATCGGCAATCATTTCTCTGTAGTCGGCTGCGTAAAATTTCACTGGGTCATTCTTGGTTGCCAGCATATGCTCGACCTGATCCTTCCCTATCCAGTCAATCATCCACAAAGTGTACTGCGCTTCTGCGCTGCCATGCTTCATGGAAAAGCCATTGCAGCCCTTGCACTGTGGATTGACATTGCTTTCTTCTAGCGCCCACCTGCTTGATGAACCCTTCGGGATGAAATGCCCACCGTCCATGTTTTTATAGTGGTCTAGCTTTCCACAACTCACGCACTTGCAGTAGCCCCATTCATCGGCTGCGCTGATTCGTGACAGCTTTTGCAAAGTCTTTAGTGCTTTAGCCCTCAATGTCTCAGCCATTTTGCACCACCCCCTTGGAAAATTTTTCTAATTTTTCTGTTACTTCAAAAAGAAATTGCCGCACTTCACTTTCCAATAAACCTATTGCATCCACGCTGGGTTCAAATCTTTTAATCCAGATCTGCATACGAAAGGGGAGCCTAGGATCGAAGACCACAAAGTCGCACCATTTTCTCTGCGTGCAAGCTAACTGCCAAAGCATCTGAGTTTGGTAGCTTTCAGGGATTGTTCCACTTGTGACATAGTTGATCATAGTCGTGGTTTTAGGGCATTTGATTTCAATCAACCCGTCATTGCCGACTAAGCCATCTGGGCTCGCGCAAGATTCTTCTACCCACTCATGATTGACCAAACCAACTTCTTCAACTGTGACCCATCTTTCGTTTTCGTAGCGTTCTCTGGCGGATTGTTCAGTGATCACACCCCAGTTCATTTCGTTGCTGGAATAAGCTTCAGGGAATTTGCCGGTCAATCGCTGCTCTATCAAGTCATCCATATACTTTTTTCTCGCTGCCGTGTAACCGCTTTTCGTTCTAGCAATAACCTCATGGCATCTGCTTGCTGTGACTTTGCCTAACCTTGCAGCAAACCACTCATCTGTGCCTTGTTGCATTACACCACTCTCCTCAGATTAGCTTGTTTGGTTCTTTCAGCATCAAATGCTAGTTGTCCCAGCATGATTTGCTTTTTAAGCTTCTCTGCTCTCAGGTTAGATAACTGGACGGCTTGGTAATATCCTGCCCACTCTTTACTAGATCTGGCTTGAACTTCTGACTTTGCTGCGCTTTCGCCAGTGTCCATATACGCTTTTTTTGTGACTGCCTCATACGATTTAAAGTTAGTCTCTGCCTCGATTGCCTCAACGCTCGCCCCCTCCCATTCATTAATTCTTTGGCTTAGTCTTTCAAGAATTCTGTCTAGCTTGTCTTCCATTTATTTTTCCCACGTTGTGACATTTAGTGGGTTAGGTGGCCCACTAGCATATCCAGTCTTATCAACAGTCTGTATTTCCACCCCACCATTTCCAAGCTGGCCCAAACTTCGCCCACCTACCTATCTAAAAAAAGAGAGGGAGGATTTATGCCACCATTAACGGGTGTTCAATTTCGCGCCCCACTAATGCGCGCAGATTTCTGTTGAATTGTCTTTTGGTCGTTCTGCTCAACGGTTCAACCAACCGCACCATTTCTGGCCTTTGCTGTTTTTCTAAACAGAGCGAAAACTTTTTACCACAACTGAGTGTCGATTCAGCCTATGGATATCCATTTAAACGTTCCAGTCCGCCAAGAATACATCAGGGCGCACATCAAAAGGCTCAACTTCGCCATTTGTTAATTTGCAAACCTTAACAACGTAGTGGGCGGGGATTCGGCTTTTTCGCCATAGCGTCAATAGCTGCGGTGATATACCAACTTGTCGCGCCAATTCCGACTGGTTACCGCCGGTGGCTGATTCAACAATTTTATTGTACAGACTAGGTTCCATGATTCTTTCCTTAGTGCAAGGAAATCCAGAAAGTTTGATTTCCCTATTGAGCGCGAATACTAACCCAAAACAAACGTGAAAAAAAGGTTTATTTTCATGGCAAATAATGTTTCAATAACCCCCTCACTTAATAAAGAGGAACAAAAATGAATTTACCCGAAAGAGAATTAAACCACCCCGAATGGTACGCCAGAGACTTAGGCGCTTGCAGCCAATGCAATGAACCTATGCTTCAGGTAGAAGATGAAGGCCATCACATCATCGCTTGCAGAGTCTGTGATCTAGGCGGCGTTGCTGACAATGACCGCAAATTCAGCGTTCACTTCTACGGCCTGAAAGACGGCGAAGATCTACATTCATTTGAGAACGGAATCATTGCCGACAGCCGCACAGAGATGCAAGAGCTTGCCGATTGGTGGTTAGAAAACATGAACTGGGAGATTCTGCAAGTGCAAGGCGATAGAGACAAGCTGGTTCAAGCTGACGTATTAGAAAGCAACCCCGCTCAGCAGTATTGGATTTATGAGCAAGACCAAGAGATCGCTTGCATAGTGGAGGTGCTGTAATGGGTAAGGTCAAATCGGAAATGTTCAAAGAAGAATTAGGTTTTGATGATTGCTTGCAGTTGCTAGACAGCCTCACGGTATACGAAACACCGCAGAAGCTAGCCAAGCGTTACCTAGAAAACGATCTGCCGCCAGTCAACACGGTTGAGCGGTTTGAAGCATTGCAAAAATTAATGGATGCAGTGCAGAGGGAAAAATAGGTCAGGGAACCTCCTCTCCCCATTAGCGTTTTCCCGTCGGCGTGACCGAACAGGCGGGGCTAACTTAACCAAAAGGAAAAATCATGAAAGAAACCAACCTCATAGAGTCATTAGTTAAAGCGCAGTCAGAAATGACTCACGCGCAGCTAGACCAAATCAACCCGCAGTGGAAGTCAAAGTTTGCCAGCCTGAAGTCAGTCATTGACGCAGTGAAACCAGCCCTAAATGCAAACGGCATTTTTTTCATGCAGATCTCTCACCCCGTCGATGCGGGTGTAGGTATAGAGACGGTCTTTTGCAAAGGCGATGAGAAGTTATCCACGGGCGTAGTGGTTGTTCCAGTAGATAAAGCCAACGCACAAGGTCTGGGCAGCAGCATGACCTATGCAAAACGTTACTCATTGGCGGTAGCTTGTGGAATTTCTGCATCTGAAGATGACGATGGAAACGCGGCAGCAGCTAACCCACCCCCTGCAAATAGCACTGGTCGTAAACCTCAATCAGTTGTTGCGACAGTGATTCAGGAGGAAGGCATTGTTGTAGACGCAAATAAGCGCAAAAAGTATGTGGACGGTTTGATATACGCGAATAACAAAGGTGATGTTGTTGGGTTGAAACATCTAGTCGATGAACTATCGAAAGATTCAGACATGAAAATTGCGGTGTGGGCAGAACTGCCAAGCAATGTTCGTTCATTTATAAAAAAACTAGGAAAATAAAATGGCTATGAGACCAAAAAACATAGGCTTTTCACGAAAGGTGTTCGACCTGTTAGAAACGAAAGGCCCAATGAGCCGAAGCACGATTGCTGAAGAGATGCGAAAGATGGGGCACCCAGTTACATCAAAGCAAATAATTACCTGCCTGCAAAATATGCGGCAACGACACTGGATAGAATTCTCGCAAGAAGACCGACGCAAGTTCGATATCAGATCAGAGACATTAAGGAACCAGCGCGACATACAAGTTGAGATGCTTAACCAGAGAGGGAAGGTCGCAATTGAGCCTGTTACTTTCAAGCCTTCAGTATCACCCACCCCAGCCGCAAAAACGCCTGAAACAGAAGAATTAAGGCCTCTATCGGCCTTTACTGTACCCTTTCCTATGCAGGTTGCGGGTATGGTTTCAGTCACAGCAATAGTCACAGCGGTTTCAACCGCAATCGCAATGAGGATGTTTTAAAAATGGATAATAAGTTTGTTGATGGATTTTTTGTTAAGGCACCAAGAGCCGGCGCGCCAGATTTTGTGAAAGGTAGTGTTAGCTTAAAGCGTGAGGAGTTTATGCGCTGGGTAGCTGCTCAAGAGGGTGAGTGGATAAACCTCGATGTGAAAGAAGGAAAAAGCGGCAAGTGGTACGCTCAGGTGAATGACTGGAAACCTGCCGGCGGTATGCCGCAGATGCCGACCTTCACACCCCCCTCTGCTCAACCTTTGCCAGCTTATGGCGCAGCAGATGACGGACTAGAAGATATACCGTTCTAATGTAAACTTGGAGGGCCGGTAGATTAGACAGGCCAGCGGCAGGGTCAGTCTTAGGAGTTCCTCCTGTGAGAAATAGATTGGGTGAAGTATGTCCGGCTGGGAATTTCAGCATCAACGCAATCAACTGCCGCAACCCCTCAATCGTCTCAACCGTCTCAAACCAAATAACTTAAATAAATGCTTTACATAGTAAAAGAAATGTTTAATAATAGTTCCACATTAACAAGAAGGAACGAAAAAAATGAAAACAGCATATTTATCACAGTGGGAAATTCAGCAAATGGCAGAGGCCGCTTTAACTTGTTACGAGTTTAGTTGCTGCTGGAATCGAGCTTTCGAAGAAGCTGGTGAATTTGCCGCTGACGAACTGGGCATCAAGGCTACCCGCGCTCAAAAAGCAACAGCGGTGAGGATCGCTCAAACAGGTTGGGAGGGCATACGAATGTCCGTTTCTA